ATTGGTCCATACCTCTTTACAATAACATCCTTTTTCATACCACCTTCAAGGTAGTTTTTGACAGCAACACGAATTGTTTCGTTGTTTAATGGTAAGTATTCAATATAAGGAAAGATCTCGTAAAGTGCCACAAACTCGGGCACATACATCATTTCTTCAAGTAAATTTGTTGTGAAATCATATAAGGTTTCAAGGTCGTTTTTTTATCATTTTTACAAAAAACCTTACGGTTATTTCAAAATTTACTCGTGATACCAAGGGGCATTTTCAAGATTGAACCTTTCAGCATAGCAGAACATTCCATCCATATCTGTTACTTTAGAAGTATTCCATTTAGAAATATCTTGATCGAAACTTCTAGCACGATAAAACATACATTCCATAGCAGTAACAATAGAAGTATCCCATCTCTCTATAGGCTGATTGAAATTCGTAGCACGACAGAACATATATTTCATAGTAGTCACTTTAGAAGTATCCAAATCTCGAATGGGCTGATTAAAATTTTCAGCACCCCAAAACATAAAATTCATATTAGTTACACTCGAAGTGTCCCAATTTCCAATGGGCTGGTTAAAACTTTTATCACCACGAAACATTTCTTCCATATTAGTTACTTTCGAAGTATCCCACTTTGAAATATCTTCATTAAATTCACTAATGACGGAATACTCAAATGTATTATAATACACTATATCTTTGAATAGATAACTCATATCAGTAACTTCTGATGTGTTCCACTCTCCAATTGGCCCATATTTCTTGATAATAGCATCCCTTTTCTCATCACCTTCAATATAATCTTCAACAGCAACACGAATTGTTTCGTTGTTTAATGGAAAATTACGAATGTAAGGAACAATCTCGTAAAGTGCCACAAAATCAGGCACATAACTCATTTTCTTCAAGTAAATTTGTTGTGAAATAATATAAGGTTTCAAGGTTGTTTTTTCATCATTTTTACAAAAAAAACCTAACGGTTCTTCTAAATTTACTCGTGATACCAAGGGGCATTCTCAAGATTGAAACCTTCGGCATCTTCAAACATAAAATCCATCGTAGTAACTTTAGAAACATCCCAGTCTCCAATAGGTTGGTTAAAATGTTTTGCATGATAAAACATATGAGACATATCAGTCACCTTAGAAATATCCCAAATACCAATGGGTTGATTGAAACCTTTAGCACAATAGAACATAGAATCCATATCAGTAACTTCTGAAACATCCCAAATACCAATGGGTTGATTGAAACTCTTAGCACCACAGAACATATAATTCATATCAGTCACATTAGAAGTATCCCATCCTTCAATGGGTTGATTGAAACTTTCAGCACCCGCGAACAAACTATGCATATCAGTAACATTGGATGTATCCCATTTTGAAATATTTTCATTAAAATTAGTATAATTGTAGAATAGATAACTCATATCAGTAACTTCTGATGTGTTCCAATCTTCAATCTTTCCATATTTCTTGATAAGACGAACCTTTAGCTCATCACCACCTTTAAGGTAGACCGTTACAGCAGCACGAATCAATTTGTTGTTTAATGGTAATTTTTCAATATAAGGAAAGATCTCGTAAAGTGCCACGAACTCGGGCACATAACTCATTTTTCTTCAAGTAAATTTGTTGTGAAATCATATAGAGTTTCAAGATCGTTTTTTCATCATTTTTGTAAAAAACCTTGCGATTTCATAAAAAATTTCTGGGCAATTAATACAACATCACCAAATATTTCGGTCTTGTTCATTTAAATATCTATCATTCGCCAACATATTAGTGTGTTTTTGAAGGGTTGCCCAAAATGTAATTTGAACTTTTAAGGGGTCAAAAATAGTCATTTTTTCTTTTTGCATCACAGCTAACTAAAAACATAGGATTAGGATTTGTGAAGAACACAGACGCAATACGTTCAAACCGACGAAAAATTTGAAAAATGTTTTAGATTATTACATACATTTTGTCAAACTTTACCGAGGTTTTTGAAAAAAGTGCGTTTTATTTCCGAACTATTTTTACTTGGTTATAGTATGACGGAGATGGTTAATTTAAGTTTTACAAAAGAAAATTGTCAAAATGATATTTATAATGGTATGTCTCTTGAACGGATATATAAAAAGTATAATAAACACAAAAGCACAGGTAAATATTGGATAAAGAAATGGGGTTTGAAATCAAATTTCAAAAGCTTTGAAAATGGATATAATGTTGAAAAAGCAACTGATCCCGAATCCGGATTTCAAGTATGTAATCTATGTGATGAAAACAAATCTTTGAATGAATATTCTTATCGTAAAGACCGTAAAGTTCACCATCGAACCTGTAAAAAATGTCATAATAAAAAAATACGGGATAAGAGAAATAAAACAGAAAATGATAATGAAGTTGCGGAAATCGAAGTCAATGGTGTTGTAATTGATAATGAAGATATTGATGAAAATGTTGAGGGTGTAAATATTCGTTATTCTGATTGGGAAAATGACCTCGACATTACTAAAAAACAGTTCTATGAAATGTTAAGAGAAGCAAAAGAAACACACAGTTCTGAAAATAAATTTAAAATTAGATTACACGGAAAATTTCCTTTTAAGTTTTCTTGTGGTCATACTGAATGCTGTACATATAACAAATTCATAAGTCAATCAAATGAGAATGAACGATTATGCAAAGCTTGTAATAGAAAAAAAAAGAAAAATCAAGGAATAGCAACTATTAAGACAGAAGAACATACTGAAGATTACTTAAAGGAATTAATTGATAATAATATTATAGAAATTGTATTATGCCCTGAAGGTTGTGCTGTTGATATGCGTTTCAAACCTATTTATATTGAAGAAGATTTATGGTTTCCTGTTCAACTTAAATCAAGTGATAATACTACAAATACTGGCTTTCGTTTAAAAGGAAAATATGATACTCAATATAAACGGCAATTGCTATTGTGTCACCACTTGAATAAAAATAACATCTTCATTTTTAAACCTTTCAGTGAGAATATGCCTGAAAAAACTATCACTATTAGTTATGAAACAGGTAGATCTAAATATATTAAATTTAAATTAGACAATCACAATGATTTAACTAATATTCTATTAGATTACTATCACAATCCAGAATATAACATTTTGTTAAAATCGGGTGAAACTTTTGATGATATGGTAACTAAAAAATGTAAACTAGAACGTGATTATGACAAAATAAGATTAGATACAATCAAATTTATGAGTTTTGTAAGATATAGATATCGTCCTCACGATTTTAAAGTGAATGATATAGTTAAAGTTCAAGAAAAAACAAGAAATCTAAGAAATAGATTTGTCAACTCATATCGATTTCAATTAGCTCATGGAACAAATGGCGACAAACCATATGATATTGGAGACAACGAATTTTATTGGTTCAATCTTGCTGGAACAAAAATATTTTATGTAATTCCAGAAGAATATCTAATTGATGGACAAAAAATAAGAGCTAATATATCTCTTCATATAAAAGATATGTCACCAAGAGATAATTATGATGATCAATGGACTTACAAATTCCGCTTTTCATATGACACAATCAATCAACCAGAAGAGAGTGCTCGTTTACTCAAAATGTTTGAAGATAAAGAACTTGAAATGGCATTAGATATGGATATTATTGCTGAAGAACGTCCCGAAACTTCATTGGATAATGAGATGAATGACCTTAATATTGGCTCAGATTTTGGGGTTGAAGAATCAAAAGAATGTAATTAAAAAAGTGAGCTCATTGAAAGAGTCGAACTTTCGATAGCAGAATCAGAATCTGCGGTGCTAACCACTACACTAAATGAGCAGGTCGTCCAATAATGAACTAAATCCGTCTAGCTGGACTTGCACCAGCGACCTTTCGATATATGCTTGACCACTACAATCGAATGTTCTTCTAACTGAACTATAGACGGCTATTTTCCTTAATAGGTAAGATACTGGTGCGACTTGAACGCACACGCCCATTAGGCATCAGGACTCAAATCTGACATGTCTACCAATTTCATCACAGTATCATTGTTCCCTTTATTTTGTTTGCTGGGACAGCAAAATTACGCTCTCGAAAGGGGTCGAACCTTTAGTCTTCCGGTTAACAGCCGGATGCATTCGTCGGGAAGATGGATATACCACTCCGAACAGACCAATTATGCTACAAGAGCCGGTTTCCCTTAATATTTACTTGCTGGGAAAAGCAAGGATATACTCCTATCGTGGATCGAACACGAAACCTTCCGTTAATAAGACGGACGCTCTAGATGGGGGTAATGGTTTTCCATACACACCAAACCAGTTGAGCTATAGGAGCAGGTTGCCTTTTTTAAATGGGATGCTTCCCATATATACCAGGAGGGTATTGATCCCTCTTAAACAGGGGCTTAAATCCTGCCGCTAAACCATTCACGCTCTGGTATCCCGTGTCCCTTAATTATGATTTACATCACAATTTTATTTTGCGACTTAAACGCACTTGTATGTGTTTCACTTAAAAAACACATCTTCATTCAGGTTAGTTTCATAATCATTTTTATTTTTTAATTTGGGGACTAGTCTTATTACGCTTAAACGCGATAAACATTCGGATTCTTGAGAACGCCCGTGAGATTCCAGTATATATCTTGAATTTCATTTCTAATGAGCTTCTTGAAATTTTCGGGATTGGCGTGAACGAAAGATACTTCAATGTAGGTTAGATGACGATCCCAGTCAATTGTGTGATCGAGAAGATCGAAAATGTCCTCATAATAAATCATGTCTAAATTTTCTAAATCGTTATTCAAAGGATTTCTGTCAAGATGACGATAGAACCAAGGATTCGTTGATTTCCCGGTTTGTTCATCCCAGATCTTCACAATGTTGCCAACCATCTTTGCGGCATCTTCCTGAGAATAACACAAATTGATTCGTGTCAGTTGAGTAGAATCATCACAAGTACTAATATCTTGAAGATAGTTGGAATCATTTGGATGAATAGAATTCACATTCTTGATATAGTTCAATGTGTTTTTGAGAATATTGATCTTCGACCCCATATTGTCTTTGGCGACGATGTCATTACCAACAAGAAAATCAGAAATATCACGAATCGTATTATTAATATCAGATGTCCTTTGCTGCTCACGTACGTTCTTCATATATTTAGGGGTATTAAAGATTTTAATATCAACTTTAGTATTGCGCTTGTTTCCCATAATTACTAACTGACTTATTCAAATACTGATAATACAATTCCACAATTCATGTCCTTTTTTCTTTCATTTTTCATAAAAAAGGTCTTCGACCCGAGTTACACATTGATAATTTCAAGGTAACCCTCTTCTAACGTAGGTTTTTCATATTTTTTACGATACATGTATAGTGCAATAATTGGAACTTTCACATCTCTTTTTTCATTCCTAGACTTTGATTCATCAAAGTCAGTAGTAATATGAACAAGCCTAACAGGAATGTTTGAATGCTTCGCAATATCAATGAAAACTTTTCGCTTATCTTTATTCGCATGAGTTGCATCTAGAACAGTTGAACGTCCTTCTTCTAATGCTTTTTTAACAGCTTTTTTCTTCTTTGAGTCCGTTTTTAGATCATCTCCATGAAGCTTACAATATGAATCTGGAATCTTTGTATTCACATATGTTGTTTTACCAGAACCTTGATAACCCATCATGAGGATAAGTTCTTGATTTCCAGATGGAATAAAATCCATTGTATTCTTGCTCACAAATGGAAACACTTCCTCCGGAGTTTTAATAGAAATATTACAAGAATCCGCAAATACTTTATCGCTGTCAGACCAGTCACCCACACGACCAAGTGCATCACCACAGTAAAGTGTCTCTTCGAAACTTAAACTTGTGTTTGAAATTTTAAAACATTCCCACATCTTTGTTTGTGGTTTCTTATATTCTTCCGAAACACCAATATACACACGGATGGGAATATTTAGTGTTGACAATACAAGTTTAATTTGATCCACTTTAAAGTTCTTAGATTGATTTGTGAATACAACCAAACAGTATCCATCTTCATATAATGTCTTCAATACGTCAACTACATTAGAACGCAACCACTGCCAATCATCCAAATTGAGACTGAACGTCCCTTTATTCGGTTTTACAAGTGTGTGATCATAATCAAACGCTGCTACTTTGGATCGATAATGAAAATCCAAAATATTGAATGCAATGAGACCAGTATCTGTTATAATCTTGTTTTTAGTCATATTATATATGTCTATAATTTTTTTAACACTTCAAGTCATTTTCTCTATCATTTTTTTTATTTTGACGCAGACGTCTCTCACGAACGTCCCTAAATCGCGTTAAAAAAAAACCGGTTGGTCTTTTTTCTTTTTTGGTTTTTAGGACCCGTGTGGTCCCCTTCATTCATTGTGATTCATGTCTTCCATCATCACAGCAAACGAGCGTTTTAGAGTTGGCTTCGGTAGCAACTGTTCCATCGTCGGAGCAGACGCTTTGCTTAGTGCCTGTTCCACTGCGATCATTATGTCATGGATTACTTTCTCATTCGAAGCATCAGTCTTGTTCACGCATTTCAGGTCCATCTGTACTAGCTTTATCTGTCTTGCTATCCTCTTTCGCTAATACCTCCGGAGCGCAGTCTAAACGAATGCGTAAATCAACAGAGATATGTGTAAATACATATATATAGTTTCAAGGGGTAGAAACTAACCATTTTTCCAAGGATTTTATAAAAAAAACCTTTGTGTTGGTTCTTTTTTTTATTTTTTTATATTTTTTTTTATTTTTTTAGCTTTGTGAAGCCTCCTTGTTGAGGCTTCAGGGCGCATCGTCTATTCAGGCGTTAGATACCGGTGTTAGACTTTCTCGCCTTTAAAGCATCGAGTAGTTTAGATTGACTTATAATTGCATTCCAACTTATCTTTTCCTGAACATAATATTTTTCACGGTAGTCATCTCTCTCAGCCTTTAACTTTTCGTTTTCCTCACGTAGTTTCTGAAGCTCCAGCAGGATCTTATCAAATTTTTGCACAGGACTTGTTGCTTTTGCTTGCGTAGAAGGCATTTTCAACAGTTATTGTTGAGTTCAAAGTCTTTCTTTTCGAAATCCTCTGTTTTTGGCAGAGGTGTAGGCTTAATATTATATAGTTTCAAGGGGTAGAAACTAACCATTTTTCCAAGGATTTTATAAAAAAACCTTTGTGTTGGTTTTTTTTTATTTTTTATATTTTTTTTTTTATTTTTTTAGCTTTGTGAAGCCTCCTTGTTGAGGCTTAAGGGCGCATCGACTATTCATGAGAATCACCTAATCTCATCTTCATGTCAAGTTTCGACGATAGGCTACGCTCGGTCTCGAGATCTTCTTCAAGTTTACGGATCTTAATACGAGCGTCCCCTAAACAGGTGCTATACTTAATCCATTTGTGAAGAAAACAGCTGCGATCTTCCAAAATTATCTTTTTTTCCTCTTTTAGCTTTTCGTTCTCCTCAATTAGTTTCTGATTCTCCAAGAGGAGTTCATCCATGCGGATCTTATACTTAAGATTCTGATTCTCCAATAGGAGCGTATCATTATCTTTCTTAGCTTTGCTCTTTTTGAAGAACATCTTCAACAGTTATTATCAAGTTCAAAGTCTCGCCTCGCTAATACCTCCGGAATGCAGTCTAAACGAATGCGTAAATCAACAGAGATATGTGTAAATACATATATATGGTTTCAAGGGGTAGAAACTAACCATTTTTCCACCCTATGATTTTTTCAAAAATGTTTTGAAAAATATTATAATATGTACGATTATTATAAGATGAAATTTTTAAAATATATGTTAACATCTGCTTTCACATTTTCTCTGTCTGATTCACTTAGTGTTCCCAAAACAGTTCTCGATAACGTGTTTAGAAGTGTTACACATACAGAAGTAATCAATACTTTCAAAGTTCTCAAAGTTTTCTCTCTTTCGAAAGCAAGTGCCGAAAATATTTATAAAACAGATCAGGAATATTTCCAACATTGTGCGAACCTATTCGATAAAGGAATAAGTTTCGTAAAATCGACAGAAAATAAATGCATGTATTTGGCATGGACGCCTTACGCACCGATGTATAACAAAAGTTTTGAATTCGATGAAACTTCTTTGATTATTCGTAATGATTGTGAAGGAACTGACTTTAAGCTGGTTCCTTTATATTACGTAATCTTAACAAATAGTGAAGATAAAATTGAAATTGATAGGATTTTCCCGAATCCTGCTATTGAAGTTCGTCTCGATTTAAAACTTCTAAAGAAACAATTAGACCAACTTACAGAATTATCAGGTATTCCAATCAATTATGATAAACTTCGCTATTACGATAACGGTCGCTACTTTTTCGAGTTCCTAAAAGAGAGGCCTGGTTCTTGGTCAATTCCCAATGAAAATGATGAGAAATAATGGCTGTTTAGTTAAATTAAAAAAACTTATCGTTGATAAGAAGACGATTCGGTCTTTTTCTCCTTGCTGAGTGTTTACACATTTTCTAGTGCATTTGGCGCAGGCTCTTTCTCTGCCGACTTGCTATCTTCATAACAATCGCAACAGAGCACGGCGCATTCACAACACGCCAATAAACAGCGTACCGTAATTGCAAATCCCCAGCAAGAGAGAACTGTCCAAATTAGAATAAATGCCCAAGCAGGCATGACTACATTTGAGGAGCAATTCTCGCATCCATCAGCCACCATCACCATAGGCGACATTGTAGGCGACATTGTAGGCATCATCGTAGGAACGTATGACATTTTTAATGAATGTTTTTATCTACCTCCGGAAAACAGTCTAAACGAATGCGTAAATCAACAGATATATGTCAAAATATATATAGATAGTTTCAAGGGTAGAAACTAACCATTTTTCTAAGGAATTTATAAAAAACCTAATTTAATAGGATTAACTACTTGTGATCTACTTGCGATACTGTACCGCGTCTTCAAACGACCACGTTTCGTTTTTTTCTGTGGACGTAAGTCCTTTTTATCGTTGAGAAGTTTTCTTGACGGCTTTGCCGCGCCAGTAACCTAGAGTATACATCCAAACTAAGCAACATGTCGTAAAAATAATCTCAAAGATCATCTTCAACAGTGTTGCTAGCTCAAAGTCTTGCTTTTCTAAACCTCTGTGTTTGTCAGAGGTAGTCGTAATATTATATACGTTTCAAGGGGTAGAAACTAACCATTTTTCTAAGGATTTTATAAAAAACCTTTGTGTTGGTTCTTTTTTTTGTGTTTTTTTTGTGTTTTTGAGACCCTTGTAGTCTTTTTTGATAGTTTAGTTCTTCTTGTTTTCCCAATCATGGGCAATTCCATTAATAAAATTCTTCATTTCATCTTCACTCAAATGGATATTGTATGGAATCCATTGATTCACGAGTTCATCAGTACTCATGATATCTTCTTCAATGAATAGCATATTATCACAAGAGATAGGCTTGGACTTCTCAACCGGTAAGGTAACCGGTTTGAAATCAACAGTCCGATAAGCTTGAAGCTTGTGCGTGTCAGCAGACAGAGATATGAATTTGATCAATGTGTCGTTGAAGACACATTGAACTAGATCAGTAGTTGGCCAATAGATGGCCATCAGTCTCTCTTTTCCGCTGCTAGCCTTAAGAACTAACTTTAGCTAATACCTCCAGAACGCAGACTGTAAAGAGTGCGCAAAAGTCGGAGGGTAGTAGTGTTAAAATACATAATACGATTTTAAGGGTTCATTTTTAAGCATTTTTTCAATTTTTGAAAAGAAAACGTAAAAAAAACCATATAAATCGCTATTATCATTAAATGAAGTGCCGAGAAAGCAATCTAGGTTTCCTACACCTAGATTTCACTAAAACTTTATAAATCGAACCCTAGGAAGGAACTCTTTACTCGCAAACCACGCATAATACACTCAAATTGGTTGATCTGAAGCATAATATACATAAATTAACTTTAAGTTTCATTATTTGTATGGGTAAGAAGTATGTTACAAAGTATCAGTAATATTTCATTCGTCAAACAGAAGTACCAACTTCTATCTTCTAAACTACATACTATCAATAGCTTGCAGCATTCTTCTTTATTTGTCTAAATTACTCTATTTGTTTCCAAGTCCTTAAAAAAACCATTTTTCATTTTTTGCCCAAAAATAAGGGTAAATTTGAGGAGTTTCTAAAAAAATCACACTTGTGGTGAATAAACGTTCGTTTTACTGAATGTTTTGGAGAATTTTAGCTGATATTTTAAGTCTTTTGGAAAGATTCCCTGATTTCCTCAGGAGTCTTTCCATAAATGTGTAAAGCAATTTTCGCACAACACAAACTAACAAGAGGCTTAATCGACATATAATTTGCCGAATTGAGTAGTAACGCAATTTCATTGATGTCATAATCCTCTATAAAATTACGGTAGAATTCAGTGACACAACAATCACAAATGTCGTTTGAAATAAGAGGTTTCGCAATCTCATTCATTGGATCTGTGACGTAATGCTTACAAAATTCAACGATCTTTTTCATGTGAATACTTCCAACCTCGGGAAGAGGAATAGAAATATCATCATCAGCATTTCTATTTTCAATATAAGGAAGTGCACGGTCAATAATCTTAGCACACTTGCGCGTCATTTTAAAATCAAAACCGTCGAACGTCGTAAAGCTCACAGACATCTTTTCAGTTTCCTTTTCTTTTCTTCCAGTAATATATCTTTTCAAGCCTTTTTTAAAGACATTTTTACATTCTCAAACAAAAACAGTCGTGTATCTAGGCATCATAACGCCTAAATCTGATTTTTTTTCAAATATATAGTAAATGAATACGAATTTGTTAGAAAAAGTTACTTGGTCAGATTGTAAAATTTATGTGCCACCGGTGGAACATGGAAAAGTAATCAAATGTTACGACGGCGATTCAATCACTGTAGCAACTGTATTGCCAGGATCTGCACAAGTATATCGCTTTAGCGTAAGATTAACTGGAATTGATACACCAGAAATGAGATCAAAAAACGAAAATGAAAAATGGGCTGCGAAATTTGTTCAGCAAAAACTTGAATACCTGCTATTAGACAAATTCGTAAGTCTAAAAGATGTTCAATTGGATAAATATGGTCGTCTTTTAGCAAATGTATTTCTAGACGAAGTAAACATTAATGAATGGTTGCTAGACAATAATTATGCTGTTCCATACGAAGGTGGGACTAAAAAACCACCGGAAAATTGGAAAGAATTTGTTTCACAAATTTAAAGTCACGTAAAAAAACCTTTTCTTCTTTTTTTGTGACCCGTAGGTCTATTTTTTGATTTTTTTTGGTTTTATTACAATATTAAACCTCCTTGTGAGATTTCATTTAGTAGTACTAGAACTTTCGTCTAGTTCTGAACATCGTTAGACGATGCTAGCTGATCAAGTTCAACTGCAAGTTTGTCGATAGGAGTCTTCGTAATCCATTCACTAACTTCCCCAATTTCTTTAGAGGTCTTACCCTTGATAAGGCTAGCAATCTTGGATCCAGCCAAACTAAGCAATGGCTTGACTTCAAGATAATTTGCAGTCATAATAAGTTGCAACACTTCAAGAGTGGTAAACTTGTTAATAAATTCGCTGTAACATTCTTGGACGTTATCCTTCATATCATAAGAAAGCAAAGGCTTCTCAGGGATAGTCATCTTTTGTTTAGCATAAAGCTTGCCATAATCAATTACATGTTTGATCATAACTGAGTCAGCATCAACTGGAGTACTGTCATCATTGTCATCATCATCATCATTATTGTCGATGAAAGTAGAAAACAAACCCATTAGTTTATCGCTGTCATCGGAATCAGAGACCCCTAAAGTTACAATTTCATTGGGAACGTCAATTTCGACATCATCCTTCGTAATAATCTTCACCATTTCGCTTATTTTATTGTCTTTTGATAAATATAGAGGTTTCAAGGTAGTTTTCCAACCATTTTTACTTTATTTTTGTTATTTGTTGATAAAAATGGAAGTCAAAGGATCTTAATCTTGAAAAATATAAAGTAAACAAAACACAAGAATGCGATATTTCAAAAAGAAAAGTAAAATGAAACTAAAGTTTCCACCGCCCACTATTTGGGAGACTCCCTTCGGAAAGAATAGACCTCGTTTCGATAAGAAAGACATTGATGGTGAGACAATTGAATCTCTTCTCAGCTTAGGGGAACGTATCTCAAAAGAAATAAAGAAATTCAACGACTCTAAAAAAAAGGAACCTTAATTTCCTCTAATGACATTCTTAAGTTTTTAGGAGAATCTCAGGGGTATCCTGAGGATCTTGGGAGGATCCTGGGATATCCCTTTTTTAAACGGACTTATATTTTTTTTCCAATATTACAGACGACAATGTAAGTCCTTTTTGTCCTGATGATGTTCTGCTTGTTGCTTTAGATGAAAACGGAAATAAACTTGCGTTGAAATTTCCATATTACATCACGCCTTTTGGTGATAAGTATCAACTCAATAAAAAGAATGAGAAAATATTTGAAACGGAAAACGAGTGTAAGCGATATGGACTTAGGTTAGTAGATGGTTCTACACGTTTATTTCTCCCACATCATTTACAGCTTTGGTCGTATTATTCTAATCTCAATTGGAAGGAGTTTTGTAAAAATAAAAAAAATCCTTCAAAGAAAATAAAAGGAACTGCCGAAGTCGACCATATACTACAAGGGCGTACAAGATGTCATTTTAAGTTTCTGGAAGCAGTTCCACACAATGAAAATGATCGTCGTAGTAAAATGTCATCAAATGGTCAAAATGCTTCTAAACAATCAGGTATAACAAAAGGAAAACCATTTCATATTTGGATTGATGGAATTAAGATTGTTGATGAAAACAATATTGACAAAGTATTTGAAACTTTACCGATTGGTTCGGAATATTTGAAGAATGAGTATGATATTACTATTAGTGGTGGTAATATTAGTTATTATATAAAAAGTAAGGGAGTATTTCAAAGCAGCAATAATCACAAATTAAAATTTGATTATACCGAAGAATACAAAGAAACACTTAATGATTTACCTGGTGAAATATGGTATAAACCCCATGAGTGGAAACAAAGAGAAGAAATTGAAAAAATTTACAATGATAGTTCTTCAATTCCTCCAAAAGCCATATCAAATTTGGGAAGAATATTAGATGGAAATGGGAAAAGAACACGAGGTAATCAATGTAAAAATTCAAAAAAAGAACTTATAAATTCCAGTATGTTTAATGGTGTTTACGTTCATAAGCTTGTATGGCTCGCATTTTCTGATGAACTAATAAGTGGTCTGAATATATTACACAATAAAGAAGATGACTCTAATGAAAAAGATGAAAATGGAAACTGTATTAGATATTCAAATGCGTTCAACACATTGCGTCTTGGAACACATGGAGATAATATGATTGAAATGGGAGAAGATAGACAACGCGAAAAAGAGCGAGACCCCAATAATGAATTCATTGTGAAAGACCCGAATGGAGTTGAAATAATGCGTTCTCATTATGTTCCAGATTGTTTCAGAAGACTTTGTGAAGCATACCCAAATGAAACTTTTAATAATTATAGTGCTATTCATAATTGTCTCAATCCAGATTTATATATTAAATCTAACAAACACTTCACATTCACTTATGTTTTACCTCGTCCTGTTCCTGTATTAGAAACTTGAAATTTCTAAAAAAGTATTACACATTTTTGTGGAATACATTTTTTGTATTATTTACTTCAACACTTTTTTCATCACGATTTCCAGAGAATTTAAGTCAGTTTTCCAAAGTATTTTAATTGAGGTTTTGTCAAGTTCGTTGAATTCCTTTTTCTTGTCGGCAAATTCATCATTGAGCTTTTGTATTTCATCTTTAGTAATCTTGAAAATAGCAATATTGATTAGATAATTGAAACTATCATTTACTTTGTCAAACTTCATTTTTGTGAGCGTCTCAATCAATTCTTCTTTATTGAGTTTTCTTACCACGATCTCATCTTTGATTACAGCATTCAAGAAACGTACCTTATTCTCAAGAAGCGACATCTGACCTTTCAAATCATTTAGAAGATTTTTCTTTCGTTCTTCATACAGACGAAGACGCTCGTCATAAAACGAATCGATGATTTCAGTAGTATTTTTGAATTTTTTAATAACACCATCGCATTTGAATAGGTGCATATTATTAATACTTATCTTACTTGTCAATTTGAACATTTTCTCAATATCATTGCACAAAACGTCTTTTTGTTTTGAAATTTTTTTGAGAAGACTTTGTAAAACAAGCGGATCGAACTCAATTTCAAAATGAACTGATGATTCTGTTGACTGGGAAACGAAACCCTTAATTCCTTGGAACGGAACATATTTTTTATCAAGTTTCTTTTTCTTGTCGTTCAAATTCTGGATTACATCGTCAATAAACACTTTGAATTCATCAATCGATGTTCCGATAGGAAGTTCTTCGATTAGTAAAGTTTTATAATTCAATTGTCGATATTTTCCTTTTGTTACGAAATTATTTCCATCTTTCACAATTTTCCCCTTAAAGCCATTATAATGTGGCGTCAGCTTATCGACAGGCTTATCTTCGAGCTTGTTTCGAATTTGAGATATAATGTCATATGGGTTGAACATTGGAATACTTGTCGAATAGCCAGTTCCAATACCTTGTGCACCATTCACTAAAATCATTGGAATAATTGGTGCGTAATAAGTTGGCTCAATAGGGAGACCATCGTCTTCAAGCCATTCAAGTGCTGCTTCATCAGAATTAATAAACAGATTGTTTGTAATAGGTGAAAGACATGTGTGAATGTACCTTGCACTTCCGTGGTCTTTTCCATTGTGGATGCGAGAGCCGAACTGACCGTTGGGGGCAAGTATATTCAAATTGTTAGAACCCATAAAATCTTGAGCTAGACCAACAATAGCTCCTTGAAGCGATGCTTCACCGTGATGATACCCACTGATCTCTGAAACATAGCCGGCCAATTGTGCAACACGAATTTCTTTAACAAGTTTTCTCTTAAAACACGAGAATAGAATTTTTCTCTGTGACGGCTTCAATCCGTCCATAAGATGAGGAATAGAGCGATGAACATCGTAATTTGAGAAATGAATCAACTCTTTATTAATGAATTCTTCACATGTGACTGACTTCTGTTCTTCATCGATGATGTTATTTTTATCATACTTTTTAAGCCATCTCTTGCGATCATCTGCACGATTTTTGTTGAAAGCTTTGTCGACGGCATCTTTGGACTTATCACTAGAATTGAAAGTTTGTAGTGTCAACTTTTTGAAGTACTCTTTAGCCTCTTGTGTATTTGACGTGGCCAATCCCTTAAAGTATTTTGTATGGAACGATGTCGAATTTTCAACGGTGGTTTTCCAGTCTTCAAATTTCTTAAGAGAATAGAACACTTCTTCTTGTTTTCCCTTTTTAGCTTTGATGATAGGTGTTTGGAATACCGATACGAAGTTCTTACTCAGAAGATCAGGCCAGAAAGTGTCGACCCAATTAAGGATCAAGCCTTTAATGTGGGATCCGTCAAGATCTTGGTCAGTTAGAATGATGATCTTTCCGTATCTTAGAGTAGAAGTATCTGTATATTTTTTCCCTTGCTCCAAACCTAGAATCTGTTTCAAGTGAATTAGCTCCGAGTTTGCGTTGACCTGTTTGAGACCAGCTTGAGTTGTGATCTTATCGCGTGCGTTTATAACTTTACCTCGAAGAGGGAAGACGCCATATTTGTCGCGGCCGATCACAGACAAACCAGCGATCGCAAAGGTTGCAGCACTATCTCCTTCCGTAAGAAACAAAGCACATTCCTGAGACTTTCTTCCACCCGCCCAATTAGCATCGTCTAGTTTGGGGATTCCGTATAGTTTAGCCGTTTTCTTACCATCATTCTTCTTATTTCCCTTGTTCTCTTTGAAATTATACGTATTGACTATAGACTTGATAATATCAGTGTTCGCCAAATCTTTAAAGAACTTGTCCGAAAATTCAAATGAAGAACCAAACTTACTCGAAACGGTAGTTAGGTAATCCTTTGTCTGAGAATCAAATGAAGGATTTACGATAAGACAATTCACGAACACGAATAAATGTTCTTTAATATGGTTCGCTTTAACCTTGATCTTCTCTTTCTTCTCAATAATTTCGGCAAGTCGCTTGCAAATTTTACTAAGAATATAGTCAACATGCTTTCCTCCCTTCGAAGTATTGATCCCATTTACGAATGAGATTTGTTTGAACTCTTCTGAAGGCGACACACAAATTTCCCATCGAATATTTGGTTTCTCGCAAATGATCTTATTATCACAAAACATAGCAGCATAATCCTTGAATTTCTTAACAGGAATTGTTGAAGAATTGAAAGTCACACTGATATCAGAACATGCAGAAAGTTCATAACAACGTCTCTTGAAAATTGATACCATATCATCAGTGATTCCCTTGATTCCAAATCGTTCGAAGTCGGGAACATATGTAATCTTTGTATATTCTTTGAAAGAACTAGGAATCTTTTTGATGATGGGTGATCCAATCATTGTCATATTCTTCTCGAATTTCTGGTAGTAATGAAGCTTGTTGTTTTTGTCAACAGTTTCTACTTCAAATGAGTTTGAAAAGATGTTCGTTAGTTTACTACCGAATCCATTCTTACCGCCCGTCAAACGTTCTTCATTCTCGTTGTAATTAGTAGAAGTTAACAATTTACCGAAGATCATTTGAACAGTGTACATCTTTTCCTTAGGATGCATTGCGATATCAATACCTTTCCCATCATTTTTCACAGAGATCAAACCAGAGCTCTTGTCAACAATGACATCAATATTTTTAACTGCTTCTTTCGTATCCTTCATACGAACATACTGATCCCATGCATTGACAATGACCTCGTCAAAAATCTTGTAGAAACCTGGAATATTGTTCAATTTCGATTCAACCATTCGTTTCCCATCAACTTTCCACGAATCAATAGGGGATTCTTCTATGGATCCAACGTAAGAGTCTGGCAACTTATAAACATGTTCGCGTTGCGTTAAGGACTTGAACTTATCAGAAATTGTAGAATCACTCATCTTGTATTATGTCTAGTATATCTTTAATCTGTTATACTTATATGCTTCTTTTGTAGTCATTTTTTATTTTTTCAAGCGGTATTGAATTTTCTCCTTAGAATTCAAATGTAGTCACGGAAATATAGTGTTCTTTAAAGTCGTCGTGATTTTTTTGATATGTCGTCGAACTTCACATGAAAAAAAATATATGTATAAAGTATACCTACAAACATGCTATTCGTTGGTCCTCTTAAATCAAAAGAACATTGCAAATACTTCAGAATCGTCAATTGGATACTTGTTGTGCTCCTTTTTGTTATCTTATTTGAGTTCTTAATACTGATCATCCTAGACAAAAAGGAATTTAAAAAGCTAATTATGAAACCAAGAATGGCATATATTGTTCCCGTCTTAATTCTTCAAATTTACGTCGTTCGTATTATGCACGGAATGTGCCGCAAAAGCTTGATTGACGTGAATCAAGATGAAGAAGATGAAGAATAGTTATTTATCTACATTTCTGGAACTTTCCCGCTACCTTCATAAATGGCTTTATAAGAGTCTTCATGGCTGTTTTGTCTTGATAAGACTTTAAAAATTTGCGTATTTACAGAAAAGATGAACCTTTTGATTTCAGATTTAAAATGTATACTATAATTAAGTATGACATTTGGATTTGCTTTCGTAGAAGGAAAATCCTTGAAAACGACAATTGGTGGTAAAGGCGGTAAAAAGTATGAAATCGATAGTGACATCGATGAATTTCGTGATCTTTGCGACGATTTGCGCAAGAATAAAGAAAAATCAATTATAATTCTGAAGGGAACATTCGAGTTTGAAAAGGCCGAAAAATCAGGAGATGCTGTTTTCAAGATTCCATCTAATTGCACCATTTATGGTGAAGGTTGTACGATAATTGGTGGATTCGAAATCAAGGATCAAGAAAACGTTATTATTCAAAACATTAATTTCGAATTCATTGATCGAGACAGATTTCACGAGGAATTCGATTGCATGGTTGTATATCGTTCGCATCATGTTTGGATTGATCATTGTAATTTTACAAAATGTCCAGATGGTTTGTTGGATATAAAGAGAGAAGCAAGTTTTGTCACTATTTCTTGGTGTATATTTGGGAAGGATCACCATAAAACAATGTTAATAGGTCATGACGATGATCATACAGAAGATGATGGAAATTTGAAAGTGACATTACATCACAATTGGTTCACAGGTCAGACACGTAATCCACGTGTAAGATACGGGGTTGTTCACGTAGTCAACAATCTTTACGATAATAATAAGGTTGTTGGTATTGGTGCTGCGTATCATTCAACAATTCATTCCGAAAACAATTATTTCTACAAATCTGCAAAACCTTACGATAACAATTACGGTGAAGCGCCCGAAGATAGAGGTGTAATCTATTCGGTTGGCGATAAACTTGATGATATTACCGATTTAAGAGTAGCTGAATACAAAAAAGAGAATAGATTGGATGAATTACCATATACAAATTACCCCGTTGACGCATCTGATAAAGTGAAGGCAATTGTTGAAAAAGGTGCTGGTGTTCTCAAAAACTCAAAATATACGGAAGATGATACAGAAGATGATACAGAAGATGAAGATGAATCCAAGAAAGATGATGATTCTACAGACGATGAATCCAATAATGGTGAGGGTGATGGTATTAAAGGAGATGGAGATGGAGACAAAGATGATGTGTATAAATTGCTAAAGAAGATACAGGTATTGAATAACAAATCTTATAAGAGTTTTAAGAAGATTCAAAAAGGACGTAAGAAAGGAGCTATGCGAGGACTAGCTGAAGATTCAAGACAATATTGTCACGAGCTCAATTCTATCGTTGAAGATTTTTTGCAAAATATTTATGTTTCTGAGATGTAAGATGCACTTCTATTATATCAATGTGGATTCACAAAAAGTTCGGAATCAGAATATTATAAAACAATTTGAAGAAAGAAATATCAAATACACTCGAATAGATGCAATCAAACCTGAAAAAGAACAACCAAGTAAAGTTGATTACGAAAGATGTTGCACTCGATCCCATATCAAGGCTATCGAAACATTCCTCAAGAATGAAGATGGGAATCATTGCGTAATTTGTGAAGATGATCTAAGTTTCGAATTCGAATGTTTTTGGACCAAACCATTAGAAGAAATAGTCAAAGATGCTCCAAATAATTGGGGTGTTATACAAATTGCTTACATTTTGCAAAACATAGAGCCCAAATTCAATGGTAGAGCTAAATATTTCAATTATAAAGATCTATCTGTATCAGGAACTCTAGCATACATTATCAATAGAAAATGTGCGTTGGAGATATTGGATGTATTTATTAAGAGGAACTTCCTCCCGACAGCAGATTGTTTCAGATCAGGTATATACGCCTCAGTTGAATACAATACACAGTTTGATTCATATATTTACAAATATCCCATGTTTACTTATCCTGATAACAATGATAGTTTGATCGGTAATTCGATTGAACTCCATGTAGCATCAAAAAAACAGCAAATTCGGTATTTAAAATCTATTCTAAACATATAAAAACAAAACGTTCGATGAAATCAATGACCCTTGATAAAATTCACGCAGAAAACATCAAGAATATCAAATCTTCTGAGAATAGCACGAAGATAAAACTTATTGACCTTGAAAGTAAAAAGAAGAGTCTAATCGAATCGAATGATCTTTCTAAATCGGTAGAAATAATGAAGATAAATGATCAGATAGATCGATTACAAAAAGATAGTAAAAATAACTTGGTAGAATACTATAAAAACAACGCTGAAATCTTATTCGAATATTATGATTCGATTGAAAACGTGGACTCAAATTCAGAAATACCTGTTGCAAATGGTAAAATAATGGATTTCTTTTCAGATGAAACTAAAAAATCAGACACTTCTAGATTATCAAGAGAAGGTTACAATAAAATTTATCATGAAAAAACAGATGAAGATGAAATTCAAACTATAAATACGGATTACAACTGCTACATGTGCAAATCATCGAATTTGGTATTGATCCCTTGTGAAGGTGTTTGTGAATGTAAAGACTGTGGTTATGTTCAAAAGGCTAACGATGAAGCAACTCAAACGAGCTATAAGGATCCTCCAAAGGAGACTGCGTATTATGCTTACAAAAGAGCTAATCATTTTAACGAGTGGTTGTCTCAGTTTCAAGGAAAAGAGACATCTCAAATTCCATCAGAAGTCATCGAAAATATCTTAAAAGCTATTCAAAAAGATCGAAAGAAAGTTGACGAAATCAATCATAGTACACTACGAGATTTATTGAAACGCCTAAAGTACAATAGATACTATGAAAATATACCTTATATTTTAGCAACCATAAAGAACGATGATCAACCTTTGATGACACGGCGAGAAGAAGAAGTATTGAAGAGAATGTTTCGTGAAATACAAAGACCATTTATATCTAATTGTCCACAAGAAAGAAAGAACTTCTTGAGTTACTCTTATGTTCTTCACAAATTTTGTGAGATCTTGGAATGGAATCACTTCAAAGAACTTTTTCCACTATTGAAATCACGAGAAAAACTTCACTCCGCCGACCAAATTTGGAAGAAAGTTTGCAATGATTTAGACTGGAAATTTTACAAGTCAATTTAAAGATGTGAAATCAATGTTGCTTTATTCATTTTCTGCGTATTTTTAACACCCTTTTCTTTCACAAGTTTTTTAAGATCAGTTACTTTCATATTGGAATAATCTGGCTTTTTTGTGACAGATTTCTTGACTGTCTTTTCGACTACAGGGTCTTCGACTACAGGGTCTTTGACTACAGGGTCTTTGACTACAGGGTCTTTGACTACAGGGTCTTTGACTACAGGGTCTTTGACTACAGGGTCTTTGACTACAGGGTCTTTGACTACAAGGTCTTCGACTACAAGGTCCTCGACCGAGTCTCCGATGGAGTCTTCGAGGACCATATTCAGTCGTGACTTTTCAATTCGTGCGTCTAGAGTATCGTCATCATTAACATCTGAAATGTCATCGAAATCAAGTTCCATATCAGAGACTA